CTGCTAATGTAATACCATCTTGTGCAAATGCGATACATGATCTTTTAGAAGATGCAATAGATAGTCTGTTTGATACAATAAAGTTAAAACCAAGGAACGAGTTGATTTCACCATTTGCCAATGCTTTGACAGTGTTAAAATCGGAACTTGTTACTTCAGTAGTACCTAATAGATCAGTGATCTGTCTAGGTGATACCACAATGTATCTAGCGATTGAAGGATCTACACTTGCTAAGTCGAACTTTTCTTTTGCAGTTCTTAACTTTGCAATAGTTAAACCAGCTGTACCAGATTCAGTAATTTTCTGAGCTGAAGGTAATACAGTTGATGTTGATCCTGTTTCACCAGTAAATGCAGTTCCTAAAGCGGCACTGATTACTACGTCATCCATAGCTCTACCCATAGCCATAGCTGCAGCTTGAGCATAAGATGAAGTCGGGTCTATTAAAAGACGTACTTTGTCCTGTTGGTCTATTAAATCCGCAAATTCGTAATCCGCAAGAGATACTCTTCTTCTTGCATGTGGAGTGTCAATTTGTGGAGTGTCAGAATGTCTGCTAGTTTTTTCAACAGCAGTTACACTTCCTACTTGATCGAAGAAAGCATTTTTTCCGACAACAGATTCCAGACGTACTTTGTCTCTTAATAACGATCCCATTTGTTGAGACAACATTTGAATGTTAGCAGAATATTGCTGTACAAATGCTGTAGTTATTTGTGATGACATATTAGTCTCCCATTGTTATGATTTATGTTAAACAACAGAGAAGTTATCCACCTGCGTAGGCATCTCTTGGATTTAAAGTCTTTTAGACTAGAAGTCTATTCCTTCTTGTCAGTAAGGTTCTTTTTAAGAATTGTCTTACTTTTAATCCATTTATAATAATTTTCGCAGATTGGCAAGGGATCATTTTTTTGGAACTCTGTTCCATTCTCTTTTACGATCCTTAGTATCTCCAGTTTAATCTCTTCATTGTTTAAATGATTACTTTCCATCATTCAACATCTCTCTTAAAGTATAAACTTGTTGAACAACTTTGTCGTGATCTGGATGAGACTTATTCCAATATGGACCATTAATATCATTGGTAATGCTTGATATTTCAGTTTCAATGTCTGCGTTTGAATTAACATTCTCGCTTTCAGTTGTAACCATTTTATCTTCTGACATCATACTTGCTATCTTTGCAAAGCCTTTTATTATTTCTGGATGATCACCAAGTCTGGTCCCATTTGATAAAGTCATATCTAATACTTCTGGATTAATATTTGCTTTAGCAATCGCACCAGCTTGTTTTACTTTTGCATCAAAGTCTCTACCCCATTCTTGTCTTAACACTTGTTCAGATTGAGCTTGTGCAGTTTCAGTATCTATCTTTGATTGTTGTGCAATGCCTTCCATATTATTTTTATAAAAATCTAAGATACCTTCAGCTTGTTTGTTATTTAAACCAAGTTTATGAGATTGTTCGGCAAAAGATTTAATTGCACTATCATCCATCTTTACAACATCTGATTCAATTTTTAAATTATATTGATCTGGTGTTTCTGGTCTGCCAAGTTTTGTATAGGCTTCTTCCCAAACTTCTTCTGTAGAATTTTTATTTGGTACTACAATTTTATCTTGACCAATCATTCTAGTTGCGTTGATATAGCTTTTTGCTAACGCATCTATCTCTGTAAATTTTTCTATGCTAGGATCATTTCTATATGTTTCACTAATAGAATCTTTCCAAGTTGATTGAGTTGGTTGCGGTGCAGGTGTGTCTGCAGTGGCAACTGTTGTTTGTGTTGCTTGTGGTTGTGCTTCTGTAGTCGCTTGATCTACAGGCACAGTTTCCTGTGTTATCTGTTCATTTGACATTTTTATTTTTCCTTGTTTTGCAGCATTGATTTAATAAATAGAAGAACACTGCGTTGTCCTTCCATGTATGCACTCTCATGGCTATCACCTTTTACATTAGTGGTAGAATGATAATGACATCTTTTTTCAAGATCAGCTAAGACTTTCTTGCCTTCTTCTGTATTGAATATAAATTTATAATTTGTTTGTAGTTCTTTTATTACTTTCTCTAGTTGTTTTGTTTCCATACTATTCCACTTCAGTATTTGCTAAAGCTCTTGCTTCTTCCGGCAATGCTTTCGCTAGTGGTGCTACATCTCCTGCGGCTTGTGCAACTTGTTGCATCTGAGCCATTTGTTGTTGTTGTTGTGCAGCTTGTGCTGCTTCTTCTCTTTCTGCATTAACTTGTGATTGTAGTTTTAAAACTTTTTGTGGAACTCCTACAAGATCAGCAACATGTTTAACTAACGCATCAAAGTTAATATAATCAAATACTGGAGCTACATTAGCAAGTGATCCTAGTATTTCTATACCTCTAGTGATTGATGAAAGCTCTGTAGATTTTTGTGCTTTAGCTAAAGGAGAAACATATTCTATCTCTATGTCTTGACCAGATAAAAATTCTGGTGCAGGAGCAAACTGTTCTCTTCTAAATAAAATATTAAAGCATCTATCAATTAATGGTTTTAATAATTCTGATTGTAATCTACCTAACACTGGACCTAACAATCTCATCTTCTCTTCGTTTCTTTGTATAACTTCTGTTGCTGTCATTTGTGGTCCTTGTTGCATCAATAGTTGATCTACATAAAAAACATTTCTGATAGCAGTTCTTCTTTGCTCTTCCATGTTTAAACCTAATGGATTGTTTGCACCAATGTTTAATGGTTCAATTCTATCTCTTGTACCACTTCTATAAAAATTTAATCCACCCGGTACAGTTCTAACTGGTAATAAGAAACCATCATCCGGAACTAATAGTGGTGGGTCCACCTGTTTCTGCGCAGCTTTGATTGTAGTTTTTGACATCTCGTTTAGCATCTTTACGTCTGGCAAGGCTGTCATAGCTGGTGATCTTCCATAGATTTCGTGTGATGCTTTTAAGTATCTAGGCACTACAAAAGGAAACTCTTGGAAACCCGATACTGATAATTCATTACCATTTTTCATTTCAATGTACACAGATTCAAATGGCATGTTATCTGTATCTTTTAATTTAGGATTGTAATCTGATCTTGGGTATACAACATGTAACATCTCTACTTCGTTGTATGGATCTTTTGCTGATTGCATTTTAATATCGCTTGAAACTTTATCACCAAACTGTTGTATTGCGGCTCTTACTGATAGTTTAAATTTTCTGTATACTGTATCTATTCCACCTTTATCATCTTCAGCAATAAAGATTTCATTAATGTGTCTTGTAGAAAATTTTAAAATATCTTGATTATCTTCTTGTATAAACATTGCTGCTGTACCAAAAGTAATTAGATCATGGTACAGTTCAAATATTTCTTGTTGAAAGTTTGATCTGTTAAATGCTGTGTACATAACTTCAGTTGCGTTCTCTAACCAAAGTTTAGCTTCATCTTCCATTTCTAAAGATGAATCTTTAAATCTTAATGAGAACCAAGGTGTTGAAGGATTGGTTAGCATCCCATGTAATGATGCTGCTAATAATTCTACTGCTTGTATTGGAGATGAATCAAAAATTAATTCTGTTCTCTTATCACCTTTTGATCTTGTTTTAGTAACATCAGCTTTTCTTGGTTGCATGTAGTCTGCAACTTCTTGCCAATGGGTTTCCCAATTTTGTCTTTGCGCTTTTAATCTATCAAATCTTGATAATAAGGATTTAGTTAAATCTGTTTTTGCCATTATACGTTTCCTAATAAACTTTTCTTACCTAAAGAGTAATCATCTGAAACTTTTGTTACACCTTTTGATGAAGTTAATGTATATCTTTTTCTTCCTTCTTTCTTAACTTTTCTAACATCATATTCATCTGACTTAGCTTTTTCTTCAGCAACCTTACCTTCTGTAGTTAATATAGTTTGACCACCTACTTTTTTTTCAGTTACAACATTAGCTCTTGCTTGGTTATCTCCTCCTCCATCACCACTTTTCATAATAACATTTTTAAATACTTTTGTTCCATCTTTATTTGTGTGAACAATTTTCTCTCTACTATAACCTGCAGATACATTTCCATAAGCATCTGTTGCACCAGACGTTCTGTTATCTAAATAACTTTTATAAACTTCTTCTTGTTTTGTGCTGCTTAAATTTCTAAATTCTTCTTGTGTATATCCAATATTTGTTTTTGCTCTTTTAGATGTTAAAACATCATCATAAAACATTGTTCTAGTTGCTACTGATCCTTTTTTAAATCCTTCTTTAAAAAGACCTGTAGCTCCTATTAATTTTTTGTTTTCAATATCTGTAGCACCTTTAGTTTTAAATACTTCTATTTTAGCATCTGTATCATCTTTTTCTGAATTAGTAATTTTATTTTTTTTTATTTTTTTTTCTGAATAAGTAGTCAGACCTTTTTCTTTACTTAATGCCTTCTCGTATGCAGATACTTCAGTATCGTTGCTTCCGCTGCTTCCTGCTGATCCTGCACCCATATTAATCCTTCTTTCCTAATAATGTGTCTAACGCATCTTCTTCTGTTTCTTGTATTCCAAGAGGTCCAGTAAGGATAGTTTCTTTTCTACCTCTTCTTCTTCTAGCGATAGCATCTTGTTCTTTTTTAATTCTTTCTTTTTCTTCTGCTGAAAGCTCATCACTCGGTGGCTCCGGTGCCGGAGGTGGTGGTGGTAATGTTGGCATTTTTGGTTTAAAAATTGAACCCATAATTATAAAATCCTATAATTATTATCTGCTACAACTTGTGGAGCAGTTTGTCTAGTATTAATTTCTTGGAGACCAACAGCGAGATACCTCATGGCATCACACGCATGGCTGCTCCAATCATGGACAGGTTTTGATCTAAACATTCTGTTTTTATCAATATACTTCCTGTGGTAATGTCTTAACGCATCTATCAAACTTTTGCAATGCTCAACATCAATCCAACATCTAGGTAACATCATTGTTGTTGCATGGATGCCATCTTCTAATGGAATTTTTGGTACGACTTTAAACCTTAATCCTAATTGCGTAGCGACCTCTCTTCGGGTTTTGCCATTTCCAAATTCGGTAACTTCAATGTCATGCGGAGCAAAATGATCTTTGTAGATATATTCTTTTTCATTAATCATCTTAATGTAATAAGGTAGACCTTGACCTTTTTCTTCGTGGTAATCAATTATATTAATGGATCTACCAAGCTGCTGATAAAATATTATAGAACTGTGATCTGATACTCCAAGGTCCCATGCTGTTGATACTGGTAGCGCAGGATCGTAAGGCACTCTGGTAAGCTGTCTGTCATCATCTAGTTTTGCAATCACATCTCCATATACTGCACCTTCTATGTTGGCAATCCAATCGCATTCAAACTCTTGCTGATACTTCTTATCTCCCATAACTTCTTTTGCCTTATCTAATTCATCTTGATCAACTATCTTTGTAGAACTAGCTTTAGCTTTGTAGTGGAACCAATCATCCGCACCTTGTGCGTGTTGGTACAATTCGTAAAAGTTATTCTGCATACCAGAAGGTGTACCTATAAATACGCAGTAACCCTTTCTGTCAGATAGTGCCGGTCTAATTATTTCTGGAAACAACTTACTGTTTACGTTTGCGTACTCATCAATTACGCAGCCATCAAGATATATACCTCTTAACCCATCTGGGGATTCGGAGCCTAGCAAGGTGATACGAGAGCCATTTGGTAAATCTACACGCAGCTCTGTTTCATTAAACTTGGTGTGGGGTATCTTGGCGGTAAACTGTTTCATGTAATCCCATGCAATAGACTTTGCTTGTTTGAAGGTGGGTGCAATATAGGCATACCTAGGGTTTTTATTTTGGGACAACAATGCTGACCTAATTAGGTGGTTGATCATACATACTGTCTTGCCAAACCTTCTGTGGCATACCAGTACATTCCATCTGTGATTGTCTATTTGTTTGTGCAAGTAGGCTTGATGCTTCCTTGGTGTGTAGGGTATTTTAATATCCATATTTAGTGTATTCTGTCAGACTTCATACTACTAATAGGTTGATAGTCAAAACCCATACTAAGCATAGCATAAGTAATAAATAAATTAGCAGTTTTCTTATTGGGAAAGCCATAAAACTTAATTATTACGTTGTTTGTGCCTTCTTCAATGTAAGCAACTGAATCTAAATCATCCATACTAAAGTAATCCATATACTACATTTAGTGCATTTGAAAAAAAATAAAACTAAAAAAGTGTTTGTGTATAAAGGGGTGGCTGGATCTAAGGGTGTCCTCAAGTCCGGTCTATATATATAATAAAAAATGCGACAGGTTTTTGGGGGTATAGGGGGTCAAGGTTTCCAAAAAATAAGTCCTTGTTCTATATATATATCTTTTTTAGATTAGTGATAATAAAAGATTATCAAACCTAAACCGGTCAATGTTTTATTTTCTATAGATAGGTCAATAATACTGTCGTTTGTTTTATCGCATAAAAAAAGTTTGCGCTCTATAAATTAAAATAGGAACATTTCAAAACAACTTAAACTAAACCCAATAAACATTAGAATAATTCTAAACTGTAAATATGCAACACTGCTGCAAATATATCACACAAATAAATATTAAATCTTTTTTGTATATGCCTTATTTATGCCTTATTAATTTAAGATGCTTTCATTATGAAAAAAACAAATCAACCAAAGGAAAACAAAATGGATAAGATAGATCAAATAATATTAAATGAACTACCAAACACAACACCAGTTAATGATCAAAAAAGAATAATTGATATTAACAAAATAGATGTAGCATATAGAGAACTAGAAGATAATGACAATCAATATGAAATAATGAAATATATTTTATCTTGTTTAAGTGATCAGCAAATTAAAGAGACAAAAAAAATTCTTAAAGTTTGGAAACAATTTGAAAGAAAACTACAAAAAGCTAGAAACAATTAAACCAAAGGAAACAATGACAAAAAATAAAATTAGAATAAATGAACACACAAAAAACTTTAAAGATTATTTTTGGTCTTTCTATGGGAAAGACGTTGGAATATATAAAGATTTTTTTGATAATAACTTAACCATTAGAGAATTAGATAGAGCAATAGAAATTAGATTATCTAATATGAAACTTGAATTTGATGGGGATAGTATAGACAGAGAAATAGTTAGAGATATTATTTTTAAAATGCGTGATAAAAATGCAAAAACAGAGCATATTTTTAAATTTGAAATTGATGCCTAAATCTAGCCACATTTATTTATTAACTTTAATTAACTAACGAAAGGAAAACACAATGAAAGTAGAAAACATAGAAAGCAGCAAAGGAAACAAAATAGCAAATCAATTTGTTATTACTGATGATAAACAAAATGAGTATTTTCAATCATACAATTCAATGATTGTAAAAAAAGACTATGAGGGTGATCAAGTTAAAATATATCTTGATCAAAAATATTGGAACTACTCAAACACTACCGGCAAATATAGAAATATATTTTTAGGTGAAACAATAACAGAAACTAAAAAGAAAATTAAATCGGGTGAGTACATCTTAACAGATTTAAACAAATAAAAAGGGAACCATGAAATATAATACATTAAATAAATATTTAAAAAGACAAGCAAAAATATTATTTAAAAAAGAAAAAATAAATAATCCAAAAATTAAAATTGATGATTTATTTTTTACTTGTAAATATGATAATCCATTTTCACTAATACCAACTTTATATATAAAAAAGGACCAATAAATGATTGATGATAGTAAAAATAAAAAAGTAGATAAACTAGGTAAAATGATTGATGATTGGAACAACTATTTAGATAAACTAAAGCAAGAAGAGGAACATAGTTTAAACATAATTTATGACTATGATATTGAACCATTGCCAAATGATTTGGTTGATATGGTAAATGAAAAAAACAAAAGGGAAAAATAATATGTTTA